TTGCGGGATAGCCTGAATGATACCCTGCGCGAGCGCGACAACAATCTGAATTGACGCGTTTATCAGCATCGGCAAATTCGCAACAAGCGCGTTAACAATCGCCGTGATTATCTGCGGGAGTTTCGTTACGAGAACGGGGATAGCGCCGATGATGCCCTTCGTAAGTCCAAGCATTAGCTGAACCGCCGCATCTAGCAGTAGCGGAATGTTGTTTACTAAAACATCAATCATGGTCAGCAATGTTTCGATGACGGCGGGTATCAAAACCGGAGCTTGTTCCGCAAGCCCCATTGCGAGCGTTGTTAAAATTGTGAGCGCGGTTTGCAAAAGCAACGGTAAATTTTCAAGCACGAACATTCCGAGCGACGTTATCAAATTAAACGCCGTTGTTACCAATATCGGCATGTTATTCATTATTGCTGTCGCGAGCGTTTGCAGTATCGAGCCGCCAATCTCAACAATCTGCGGGATCGCGTCCGCTATTTTATCGACAAACTCAGTTATGCCATCGTTAATATCGTCAAGCCCGCTCATGTCGCCAGTGAATAGCAACGCAAGCCCATCCGTTACATTCGTCAATGCCGGAAGAAATTCACTCATCATGCGGTTTTTCATGCCGCCTAGAGTCTGTTGCATCAAATCAACGGAATCACCAAATTTAACGGACGCATTGACCGCATCTTGCGACAATATCAGCCCGTAGTCCTCGGCCTGTTTCTTTAATTCCTCGATTGATTCCGCGCCGCCGTTCAGCATCGGCATGATATCGGTTGCGCTTCTGCCGAACAAATCCGTAGCGAGCGCGGTTCGTTCCGTTCCCGCTTCCATTTCTGACAACTGCGTTATTGTCTTTTCGAACAGTTGTTCTGTTGATAAAGATTGCGCTTCTTCCAGTGAAATTCCAATTGCTTCAAATGCTTCCGATCCGTCGTAGGCTGCGGACGCGAGCGTTTTCATGCCCATCTGCATGTTGTTGATGTTACCGCCGGATTGACCTAGAACGTAACGCCACTTCTGGTATCCCTCTGTTGACAGTCCGATTTTCTGTGACATCTTGTCTACTTCGTCACCGTATGCAGATGTTTCGCTTACGCCTTTAATAAACGCAGTACCAAGCGCGACTGCCGCCGTTGATAGCGCACCAACAGCAACGCCCGCTCCCTTTAAAACTTTGCTGAGCCCTGCGCCTTTTTTGGATATGTTTTCTATTCCGCTAACTGCTTCTTTATCGTCTATCCCGATTTTTACGAAAAGATCGAGTAATGATCCCGCCATTTAAGTCACCACCAGTCCGCACCGTGCTATCACGTCTGCGGCGATTTCTTCACCGGTCCGTGTATCTTGTGGTTTACCATCTATTAAATCCGCGTACCGCTTCGACAGATACGAGCCGCCCTGCTGTGCTTTCGCAATCTGCTGTAATGTGTCCGTGGTATACACGCGATACGTTAAAGTTTCCATATCTGCCAACAGGCGGGCGACCATGTAGCTAACAGCCGCCCGCCCGTTGATAGGATACCTTATGTCTTGGATGTATCGATAGGCGGCGTTTCTTCCACGCTCTGCGCCGCAGATGTAAAAAGCTCGATTAGCTCCTTGTCATTGAACAAATCCAGAATACCTTTAGTGATCGAGAACAGGTTCAGGCTTTTTACGGGAACATCATTCAGCGTTCCGAGAATCGAAACGATGCTGTGTTTGTGTGTCCGTAGCAAATACGGAACCTTTTCTTTTAGATTGCGGATTCCGGCTACGCGCGGCGTTTCGCCATCTTTGACTTTGCCCTTGAACAAGTCGCCGCACTTCGGATCGCTGGCGATATTCGCAATCGGCTCGATCAAATCCGCAATCACTTCTATTGCGCGCTCTCCGCGAATTTCAGATAACTTCATAGTTTACGCCTTTGACACAACGGTTGTTTTTCCTGCGTGGTTTGCAACGCCGGTAGCAGTCGTTACGATCGCCAGAACAATATCCATGCCCGTTGTCGCCGTGATATCGTCCGAGCCGTTCCACGCTGTCCACGCCGTACCAGCAAGCACGGTTCCCTGTGCCGGAACCCATAAGCTGTAACCGGTCTGGTAGACGTAGCTTTCGCCTTCGCCCGGTGTCGATGTCATGCCGCTGAGCGCCGTATCGCCAGATCCAGAACCGGCAGCGGAGTCAAACGACAACGCATACGCGGCTGCTTCCGCAGTGCCAGCCTTGATGTAAATCGTCATCGGCATAGTGTCGGGATCGGAAAGCGAGATATGTCCCATGTACTCAAACGCGAATTGCCCTTTTTCGAGGTCGGTACTTTGGAAGCTGAATCCACCAGTTGAAAGCGCGTTCGTGACTTCGATAGCCACATAGCCGCCGTTCGTGTCACCGTTCAACTCCGAATAGTCGCCGATAATCCAGAAGTCATCAAAGTCTGCCGTGCTCAATGTTGCGCGCGGCGTAATCTTGGTCGTGTCCACGCTATCAATATCGGACGCGCCGAGTAATGACTTTGCGTTTGCGGTCGTGAGCGTTACAAACGTACCGGAGATCATGCACTCGACTGATTCAATCTGTTTCAATTCCATCGTGTTTTTCGGGCAGTTGTCCATGTCCCCGCCGAAGTCTTTATATGTCGGAACATAGGTAACGCTTACGCCGCCAGAAGTCGCGCCAATAATATCCGACGCGCTAACCGTTCCGGTTGACGGGGTAAATGCTGTTGCGATGATACCCGCATTGACCGTTAACTTCTTTTGAACGTCTGCGGGAAGCTGAGTAAATTTCATAGAATTTTCTCCTTTTTTTAGACCGTCAGAAATTCAGCGGTCAAGTTGATGTATCGTCTGCGGATTTTCGCATCTGCTGGATCGCTCAAGGATTGCACAAACGGCTGGCCTTTCTTGATCCAGATTGTTCCGCGCTCGCATGGAAGATGTACCCCGCCTCGCGTGATGGATTGTGAAATGGTTTCCGCCATTGCGTTCGCGGTTACGTTTGATGTTGAGTAGTACCAGAGGTTTACTGTTATTGAAACTTCGCCCTCTTGAAAATCGCTTGCGCTGAAAGTGTACGTTATGTACGGATACGGTTCGTCTTTCGGGCATGTCGTTTCTTCGTACGCCTTTAGTCCGAACGAATTCATGTAGGTATCGAACGCGCTTGCCTTGCTCATGTTGGTAGCACCCCGATTCTTTCAGCGGTTGCCTTGCGCTGGTTCAGTGTCGTTACTGTAGGCGATTCATAGTCTACTGGATCGCTTGTGATCCTGAAATATGCGCTGTCCGAATCCCGCTTCAGATACGTGTCGTAAACAATGCCGGTTAATGTCTTGTCAAACACGAACGAGTAGAGCGATGTCACGCCGTCTTTGCTTGCCTTTCGCGCCTCAAGAGATTGATCGTTCGCGGGCGCGATTGATACGGCCGCGCCCGTTGTCCATGAGCTGGTTCTGCCGCCCTCACCGTCTGCGGTTTCAGTGCGCGTCATAATGTGAAACGGTTTTTTGAAGTCGGCAATCGCCATTAGATTTTCCTCCAACGGTTGAGCCGCGCCGCATACACCTTTTCCCATGTCAGCGGAACGCCACCGCGACCCGTTGCGCGTGTCCCGCTCCAGCCGCCGAACGATTCCGATGTGAACAGCGAGGCGGGGTTAGCCGCAACCCATGCCGTGATTTCCGTGTCGAGTGTTACCAAGTCGCGGGGAATCCTCAGCCCGTAAACCACGCCGTGAAATGTTTCGTTCACGAGCGAGGCATTCGCCAGTGTACCGGACAGCAGATAGATACCGTCATTGAGTTTTGAACCGACGATTCTAATATACTGTCCGGCAACCAACGTGGAGGGGAGGGGAGAAATTGCACCGCCTGTCGAGATCGTGAAATCGTCTTCGTTTCGATCAAAGTACTCGCCATAATAAACAGTCGTTCCGCTTTCCATTCCGGTGTACGGATCGGTGCTTTTATCGAAGAAGTTATGTAGGTTTTCACAAATCTCTGTCAGCATTTAGTTACCTCTTACTTGTAGAGAATCCAGGCCGTACCCGCCGCCGAAAACGTTAGCTTAATACTTGTATCAAATGCCATCGGCGTTCCGGTGAGTCCAGTCAGATCAAGTTCTGCGGCGTTTGTCAGTGCCGCCCACATTGCATTTGAGCCGTTTATGGGTGTAACCGTGATAACCGCGTCTACAACTTTAATCCGCGCAACTTTGCCAGCCGTTGCTTTGACCGTTACAGTTTCTGCGCCCGTCGCGGTTATCAATTCGGCAGTCCATCCCGTTATTAGTTCGTTTTCCAGAATTTCCGTAATTCTAGGCAAGCTCATTTAGTGCCGCCTTTCTGTTATGCGATCTGATATAGTGGTAAAGCATACTGTACCGCGCCAACCTTAACAACAAGGTAAGCGTCGGAAGTTACAGCGTTCGGATCGTGCGCGAGCGTACTTCCTGCCGCAACCACAACTCCAGTAGAAGCGGCTTCGACGTTGATGAAATTTGCCGCAACTGCGCCGCTAACCTTGATGGCATCCTGCACGACCGCGCCCGTGTCAACGGACATGTGAAGCACGGAATCCATGCTGGTAACGTCGGGGTACACTTCCAAGTGTGCCGCGTCAAACTGTCCGGTGACCGTTGCCGCGCCCTCGACGTGCGCATGAATCGCATTTACAGTGTTCGCCGTGAAGTTGCAAGTGTTCACATCGCACAAAGCAGACAGCGCGGACATTGCCGTGATCGCGCCCGTGCCGTCATGTTTCGCCCACGGTTGAGAAGCATACGCCGCAGATGCAAGCGTGGTATCTTCAGCAGCCGCACCCACATACGCGCGCGGAGCGTCACCAACAATGGTCAGCCCTGCGTCACCATCACCAGTTACGGCAACCTTTTTGTAAGCGCCAATTAGGTCATCGCAATCCCCGATTCCAGCGCTATGCAATACGTTAATCGTGTCCACCATGACCGTTGCGCCCGGAGAAGCATTCAGAATTTGCGGAACTGCCGCAGTACCAATATTGCGCAGCCCGATACCCGTGGTAGTTTCGTCAAACTCCATCGTCATTTTCGTTTCAGCCGTTGCCGTGGTTGTTCCGACTGTGATAACGGAATCGTCAGGGAAGTTAGGTGTGTTAATAACGGGAGACGTAAGCGTTTTATTGGTGAGCGTCTGCGCAGTGTCAGCCATAACAAACGCATCCGCAGCGTCAGCAATATCGGGGATCGTAACCGTTGCGCTTGCATTGGTTTGATTGGCCGATGTGATTGTTACGCCCGCATCAGTATCGTCAATTAATGGAGTTGTGAGCGTCGGACTGGTCAATGTTTTATTCGTCAAAACTTCAACACCAGTCAATGATACCTTTGCAGCCACTGCGGCGGTTGCAGCATCAGCCGCAGATTCTGCCGCAATTGCTACACTTGACGCTGCGGAGGCGGCTGTATCAATTTCGTTAATCGCTACAACCAAATCTGTTTTCGCCGTTGTCGTTAGGTTTGCCAGCGTACCGACGGATGTGTTCGCCGCGTCTGCGTGAGCATCTACCTCATTAATTGCCTCAACAACATTAGTGTTTGCAGTGGGAGTTAACGCCGCTAAACTGCCAACCTTAACGTCAGTTGCCAGCTTTGCATTTGTCACCGATCCATCCGCTGGTGCGCTGTCGGCTGTTATAAGCTTTGAGTTTGAGCCGTCGTGATCGTGTCCGTCCACCGTGCTGAGAATAACATCCTTGAATTGCTCCTCAAGGAATTTCTTCATCTGCGGGTTTCTTACATTCGTGTAATCAATAGTGATTTCAGCCATATAGTTTTCCTTTCATAGTAGGCGGGAGTTTTTGACGCTCCCGCCATTCGTTCCTATGTGTTTAGTTCATCAGGAGGTCGTCAAGCCAGTGATCGTTCCGTGCATTTCTTCCGGGCCGTAATCCAAACCGACCTGCGTGTACAGGAAGCCGCCCTCTTTCGCGGTCGTGACAGCTTCGGGAACGTCTGCGATTAACTGACCTTTCCACGGGCAGAACACGAGCGATACTTTCGCCATATCAGCAACGAGGATTGTATCGGTTTTCATCTGCGGAGCCCAGACAACGCCGAGTTGGCAGAAGTCCGTTTCAAGCTGCTTCACGTTCACGCCACCCACGTTACGATCTTCGGGAGCGTAACCAAACAGGTTAGAGATCGCTTGTTTCTGGAAGCCATTGCAGAACAGCACCATGTTCTCAAATTCCGCACCGTTCGCGGACATTTCCAACAGGAGCGCGTTGATGTGCGCGAGCGTGAGCGCAACCGTTCCGGCCGGAACGGTGTTAGCCTCACACGCTTCGATCAGGCCGCGCGTTGTCGCAACGGTCGACGAGACGCTCTGCTCAACGTAGTGGCCCTGAAAGCCGGAAAATTCAAGGTCGATTGCGAGCTGCTTCATTGCAGCCGCGCGCTGGAATGCGAGTTCGTCGCGGACAGGCTGATCGCCGTTTGCAATTGCCACGCCAGAGATTTCACCATATGTGGATTGTTTCGCAAACGAAACCTCATACGGATATTTCATGATCTGGCAGGTGTTAAAGTCCTGCGTTCGCGTGTAGGTGATCGCATTTACGTCGGTAATCGAAGTAGCTTCCGACTTAACGGCGGTAGACTGGTCGCCAGCACGTGCCGCCCAAGTCTGAGCGAGCGGGAAGTTAAACGACGCGGACGTTTTCGCGCCGCCAGTAAGTCCACCGATCATGTTGAGGAACGGTGTCTGGTTCGCGCCTACAAGGTAGAGCTGCCCCAGATAATTTAGGTCTTCGCGGTCAGTATAAGCCATTTATGCTACTCCTTTTTAATCTGTCGAATTTGTGCTTGCGCCGCCTGCATCCCGACAATATCCCTGCGCTTCTCAGCATCTTCATACTGTTTTTTCAGCGCGTCGAGCGGGCTGGTTTCGCTTCGCGGCGGCGTCGGGACAAATGCGTTTTTCTCCGTTATGGATACAATGTGCTTTGCCCATTTGGTTGTCAGCGCAGATTTCAGCTTGTCCGGCTCTTTAATCGTTCCGTCTTCGCCAAACTCGATACCATCAAATCCCTTTGCATTCGCAAGTTCTAAAATAGTATCCTGAATATCGTCGCTAATTTTGCATTCAGCCAGCAACGCTTTGTACGCCGCTTGCTTCTTGCTGGTCGTTTTTACGCCCTCGATATCCGCAACGTATTTATCATGCGTCTCTTTCAGCGCCTCATACTTGAGCTTGTAAGAGTCGCCATTGCCCTCTTTCGCTTTCGCCAGTTCAGCCTTAATCGCGGGTAGCTGTTCCGCGTCCGTCTTGTACTGTTCGATCTGCTCTTTGAGTGCTGTTACGGTTTCGCCGTGAGCTGTTACGATTTCCTC